TATAACCGCAGCAGCGGCAGATGACATTGATGTTTCTGAGCCATCATCTTTAGCTCGTTTCTGTAGTATACTTTTGTTTTTTCTACCAATTGAGCTACCGGCTTTGTGATCTTTATTATTTTCATGTTGTTCTTTTGCTTGGAATAAACCATCTAATCCATGAGCAATTTCCTGAACACCTTTAGCAGATTTTACTAGAGTTTTAGTGGCGGCTATGGCGGCAGCTATAGTAATTGGGTCCATACACTATCTCGCTCTTGCCTGTGCTACACCATCGCCACCAAATGGATGCTCTGCAAATGCTAGGTAGATGTAAGTTCCTCCAGTAGCATTTGTAGCTCCCTGAGTTCCACGCAACTTAAAGCCGTTAGCAGTAAAATCCATGTAGGAAGATCCACTTTCTGCGTTAGATGAGTGTGGTTGTAATTGATTATTTAACGGATTAATAGGGTCACGCGCAGCATCATTGATATGCCACCCTTCAGCAGCAGTACTCTTTACCATAATCCATGCTGGTTTAAATCCACTGCCACCGTCATTAACTTGTATAAATGGTCCGTCAGCAGAGCCATTTCCTGTATAGCTTCCACTAGCAATTAGTCCCGGCGTTTTAGCAAAAGCATAGAAAACAAAGGTGTCTCCATTTTGGTTTGTTGCATCATTACCTACAGTAAATACTCCAGTGCCGTCGGTCGGACCAGTTGGGGCCGTGCTACTAAAAGATGCTCCGCTTGTTGAAGCATTAGCTAAGTTTAGAATTATATATGCAGCATTATTTCCAGCAAAAATATCTTCTTGCCACACTGTCCAAGTTTGAAGTCCACTTCCACTCCTCATCTTGCAAATCACCCAAGACGGTTTGCGAGATAGTCCGTGACCTACTGTTTTTGTGGTACTTGTAGTTGTGTTTCCTGTGTACGTTCCAATGCTAAAACCACCATGATCTGCTACACTGACACTGCTTGTAATACTGCCATTGGCATTGCTTGATGGAGAACCACCAGCTTTTAAAAAGTAACCAACCGTTTTCTTACCATCTTTATTTGAAAAGTTAGAGTTTCCTACCTCAATTCCTCCGGCTACAAAGTTAGTAGTTCGGGTTGCATCGTCTTCATCGGCATCGGTATCTGTAGCAAGATTTTTTGTTACGCCTCTAACTACATCTGAAACGACCCAACTTGTAGAATTATCCTCTCTGTTCTTAATCCAAGCAAAATCTGGAGTCCAACGTGTTCCAGTACCACCCTTGTCTTTCAATGCGCCTCCAACAGCTACACCATCAACAGTTTCACCGTCACGAATAGTAGTGTCATCGGTGCCATTTCCTTGCCACGTTAAAATACCAAAGTACGCACTTGGGTCTGTAACAGTCGGAGCCGACCTATCTGCTGTCATAAGGCGTTTCAGGCCAGTTGGCGGTGTATACGCAAAAGCAGATGCGCCCCAGTTAGTTGTTGACACTGTAGCACCGCCACTATGCTCACGAACCATAGGAGTCCACATACCTGTCAAACCAGTAAACACCGCGTTTGTAGTTGTTCCAGCCGCTATCTCAGAAGCTGTCGCGCTATTTATCCAAGTGTTATTTTTTGCAAACCAGATAGCTCCACCTTTAACGGCTACACTAATTGTATCGCCATTACCATAGGTGGGGAATGTGTTACCTGAATGTCTATCACTAGATGTATGATCCGCACCGCCATCACTCAGATAAGTAGCTATGCCATTGTTAAGATAACCTGTAGTGCTTAGTGGCACAGTTGCCTGTCCAATGCCAACATGATCAGCATTACTTGCGTTAGATACAATCTTTGTTTCCCAATAAAATCCATCACTGTCAGTGACATCAAAAAATTGAGTTGCGAGAATAGCTCCATCAGGAGTTATTGTAGCCGTAGTATTACCATCGCTTAACGCGACTTTCGCTGAAGGAAAGGCACAAATAGAACTCCAAGTGCAGTAGTTTCCAATATCATTATCAGCATCATCTGTGCAGGTGTCGGTGACTTGGTTGGCTGCGGCCAAGCTAACACCGGTATATGAGTTGTTGTTACTAAATGTAATCCCAAGGTAACTATCATCGTTACCTGAACCACCACCGATAGTAACTGTTTCTGTGTGGCTTTCTGCACTGGTAAATGTGTAATCAGCAGCAGTGAAGGCATAATGGGTTGTCGAGGAGGATGTTATATTAAGATGTTCTGCTCTTTCTGTAGCATCTGACCATGAGTAACCCGTAATGTTTGGGGGCGCACCCGCTGCATCAAATAATGCGTAAAGTGCTACATCGCCAGTTTGACCTATTGTAGTTACAGCTTGGGTTGACCAACTACTGCCAGTATCACTGTCTGTTGATATAGGTTGACCGGCATCAAGGACACGCCACCAAGCAATACCAACAGCACTCATGTTATTGTTGCCGCCAGTAAATCCCACAACAATATTCCCAGAAGTGCCAGTAGCTAAGGCTACAGACCAAAACTCCGTGACGCCGCCGCCACCTGAATTTTTTCTAGCTATGAATGTCGCAGTACTACCAGCTACTGTCAGAGAGCTAACGCTTCTTGCTCCAGCATTATTCAATGCGCCACCCACTGCAACAACAATAGTGCGGTTGCTTGCGGCGTCTCCTAATGCGGCGGCTGTAACGGTATATTCTTGGCGAACAACCCCCTCTGCGAACGAACCCAAATATGAAACAGTTGGAGTTGTCGTAGAGTTGCTGCTTTTGCCCAACAACCCGGATGAATCAAATTTGAGGTGATAACCGTTTGTTCCGAAAGTTAGCCCAGATGGCTCAATCGGAACCCACACGCCATTATCGTCAAGCTCACCAAAACTACTTGCATCAGACACAGCCGTACCGTCGAGAAGAATAATTTCAGCCATATAGCCGCCGAAGTGCTGTTGGGTAAGAGTCCCTGCCCGCACACCGATAGCTTGATTTTCAGTGTTGTTGATTGCCGTTTCGTAGTCTTCAGCGGGGTATGATGCCGAGCTAAAAGTCTGAGATACTCCATTAACATAAATTTTCACGGTGTCTGAAGCGGTGTAACTACCTCCTTGATCGGTGTCTACCACCCAGACTACATTCATCCACGCTGTCGGATCACGATACAATGCTGTTGTTTGCACTGCGCCAAATGTATCATCATGAAACGAGGCTTTTAAGTATTCAGCGCCGTCATCCCCATTTCCGAACATCAATCTGTCGGAAAAGTTGCTCCCTCTATCTCCTGAAAAGATATTGTTTCCAGCCGTACCGCCAGTAGTCCCTAAATTTGATCGTTTTAGCCAACAGCTAAAGGTAAAAGTTTTTCTATTTCCAGCCGTGAACGGGTCACGGACCAGATAATCAGCGCCGCCATCAAGCTTAATAGCTTTCTCAACGACATACCCAGATGCCGCACCCGACCCAAACAATGCTGGTGACCATATAGGCATTATGCGAACGCCAACTGTGCGGCACCTAACTGGATAGACCCGCTTGCTTTTACTACATATGGCACAACGTCAACTGCTGACGCCGCCGTCGATATTGTCAATCCCGCTCCTCCCGCTGTTTCGTAATCGGTGCCAAGGGCAAGCGTTCTACTTCCCGTTCCATCTTGGATGATAATAATGAACCCAGACTGACCAACAGCTTCGGTTGATGGGTTGGCAAGCGTCACATTGCCAGTGAACGTCAGAAGGAAGTTTTGATAAGTCTGAAAGTCAAGAACCGTACTTCCAGTAGCGTCCGCTGTTTGCGTCGATCCAATCGCAGCATGACTGAAGTTAGTTAGTTGGTTTTCATCAATAGAAAACGCCACATTGGTGCCAACGGTAGAACCCTGACCAAAAACAAGATCATCGGCTGAGTCGTCAACTCCTACATAAAAATCTTGAGCGTTTCCGTCAAAAACAAGCTTAGTATCCTCTGCCGTCCCGTCGCCTATGGTTACGGCAGCGGCTGGAAACACTACAGCTTGGTTCTCATCAATAGAAACCGCTGGCGTTGTCCCTACAGTGGCTCCTAGTCCGATCACCAGATCATCAGCAGAATCATCTAGGCCCATGTAAAAATCTTGAGCATGACCATCAAAAACGATCTTTCTATCTACTTCTGTGCCTGTGCCAATCGTAAGATCACCTGATAGCGTTGCGTTCACTGTTCCTGTTGGGATTGCTATTACCGTTCCGTCTGCATCATTCTTGATGGTGACATCGTTTGTTGATCCCTGACCAGTAACGATTATCCCATCTGCTGCTGCAAAACCCACTGCTGCTGCATCTCCAGCAGACGTATCCCCTTCTGGCTGAAACGTGCCAGAACAAACAACGTCATTTGCGAAAACAACGTCTTCTAAAACATCATATACAATTGCTCCAGAACCCCCGCCGTCTGTAATGACTACCTTAACCTTGCCGTTAGGTATGGTCACACTCGCTCCGGAGCCTTGACTTATGATAATGGACTGACTGCCCGTTGTCGCATTCTCTATGATCCACACCTTAGAAACAGTGTTTGGTGCGAGAGTTACAGTCCTCGTCGTGCTAAGAGAAGTAGAAGTTATTTTAAGATAAAATGCACGAGCGCCATCCGAAGTTCCGTCTGCCATTGTAATGGTGGTATTCGCATCTGAGCCCATGTTCTCAGTGCCGTACCCAAGAGCTTCTCCGATAAGCTCAAGGTTGGTATTCGTGGTGTTCCCCCACGTTCCTGCGTTTTCACCCGTTCCCATCTCTGAGAGACGCAAATTATTTGTATAAGCAGTTGTCATTATACTTCTCCGTTAGGCTGCTATTTGTTCCCATCCAGCATCTTGATTTGGGACAATGAGCCCCCATACGTTTGATTCTCCAACAACGCCAGTAGCTGCGATACCCTCTGGAGAGACTATAACATCTCCAAATATTGCAACAGACCCCATTGCACTTGTTGCGCCGGGGCTTGCAACTATCACGGTTGGCAAATCAACCGTAGCCTGACCTACTGCCCCAGTGCCTGCTACCCCAGTTACTGAGATTGTTTGACCAAATGCTATAGTGACGTCCCCGACTGAGCCCGTAGCACTCAAGCCAGAAAGAATTACCGTTGGCAGGTCAACAAGTACCTGACCAACGCCGCCCGTTGCTGCTATGCCAGTTGGAGATACTCCAACGCCAGTAGTTACTGTTTCGTCTCCAACAGAGCCTGTTGCTCCAAGCCCTGAAACAGCGAACGAAACGCCCGTTCCCTCAACAATGGTAACATCATTGGTGCTTCCTGTCCCTGCAAGTCCAGACACAGAAACGGGGAGTTCTTCTCCCCAGACGCCTTCCCCCCAAGTGCCTCTGCCCCACCCGGTTATATTAGCCATTGTTCACTCAAATATTATGCAATCCTAATAATAGCAGCCGACGAACTTGCAGATGGAAATTGAATAGTAAAATCTCCAGAGCTACTCGTTTTATCAGAGCTAAAATCAAGGACCAATACAGTTGGATCGCCTGACGCGGTATCGTTATAAATCAACGCCCCTCTCGCGGTGAGAGACGAAGACGAAAATGTCAGGTCAGCAAAATCTGTTAACGCCGTTGTACTACTTGTCGATGGGTCAACTCGCGTAAGAGTCCCGCCACCAGCCGAATATCCAGTTCCAGATATTTCATTACTTGTTGTATAAGCTGTAGTAGCCGCCGTGAAACTTGCACTATTTGTATACATAGCAAGTTTAAACGTGTTCCCACCAGAGTTCTTAAAGTTGTGAACGCCTTCCAACAATTCTTTCTTGAAACTCGTACACATAAAATTACCGCTAAAGGCCATCACACTCTCCTCATGACATCTGCTAAGTCTTTATATCCCCCTTTAAGGGCAATTTGTACACAACGATCTCTTTCTGAACGCATTGCCATCTTAACATACTCAAGAACAACATTCTTCATATTTCTTTCGAAGGCGTGTGCTTGATCTCGTATAACGTCAGGGGCTGAATCACTGACGTTAACAATTTTATTGCAACACAACTCTGTTATTTGCTCACACGATAACCCCCCATCGTTGCTTGTCTGAACAAACACAGAGCCAACGGGGCCTGCCTCAACAGCGTCAAACTTCATGCTGTTTGCCTCATCCCATTGCGATACGAATCGACGTTTGTCTCAATCGCTCCATATTGAGTTAATGACCCTAAAGCCTCTTTGTAACGCTTCTCGTAAAACGCCATGATATCCTGTTCGCCCTTTAGATAAGTGTACGCCTCAACGAGCGTCCCATATAGAAGCGCAGTTTCAGCATTATCGCTTAACCATGTATTAGCATTAGATGAAGAAAGCTGAACTGGCTTCGCCTTATAATGAAGCTCTGTTGAAAAGTTTGAGCTTGTTGCTGGAGCGATTAAAAAGAAATCATCATCAAAGTGTGCGTAAAATCTTGGGGTTCCTGTTGTATCAGAATCTGGGAACGCCTCTCTTATGAAAGACACGTCTTTAGGGATCAAAAATGTATAGACATTCCCTGAATCCACAACAGCCATAGAATAGGCTCTATAAAAATCTGTTGGCTTTGAAAGATACACAGAGCCCGCTGTGGCCGTTCCTAACACATTCTTGTGAAAGTCTGGTATATCAACATCATAAAATATACGCTCTTCTGCTTGCCCGATAAACGTATCAATGTTGCTGACAAAAGACGTTTCTGTATTTTGTGTGTATTCTTGGATGGCCGTTTTAAGTTGAGTGTAGTTCATATCATTACATCAGGTTACAATGGTTACAGAACCAACCTGACCCTCTGCCTGCAAACTCGTCTCTGTAGAGAAGCCGTAAGCATCTGCCAAGGAGTTTCTGTCTCCAACTGGGTTCCAGTTTGCTGAAGCTATTGACGATGACTCTATCCTGTTATCTGGCCTTGCACCGAACAACGCTTGCGGATCGTGGACAGGATACCTGCCTAAAAAATTTTGTGGGTGATCAGGATCAAGCATATCTCGACCAACCCGAATACCTGTATTCCTGCCGTCTTGAACCTCATACACAAGGTCTTTGAGTTTATATGTGAACCCGCTTCTGTCGCATATTCCTAGTGCATATTTACCCGCTGCATAAGAGGACATTAGATTGTGTACCCTCCCGGCGTGATTTGTATGCCTGCCTTAACCCGGTCTTCTCCAGCAGCATAATTAAAATGCTCATCATATATCTGCTTGAGTGTGGTTATGCGCGTAAAGGCCTCTGGCTTTTTCATAGAAATATAATAAGCCAATCCAGACGTAAGGGCTGGCAACCATCTCTCAGGGGCATCGTAATTGTTTGTGCCGCTGGTCCCTACATCTTCAATACGCTTAATCCTCAAAAAATAAAATGTATACGTCTCTGTGCTATCTGGTATGGGCCACAACGTGAATTGTGGCGAATTTGTGCGCTGTATATAAATTTGAAGAGGCTTACCCTGCGTTAACTTATTAGGAATATTAGCAAACGTGGAGGGGCTTATTCGACTTAAATTTGAATCACTTTGATTACTAGAGCTTCCAGAGTTTGTGCGGATATGATGCTCAATAAAATCTATGGTCCCAGCAGGGAAGCTATATGTTGCCGTCCCTGCTGTAAGAGCCATAGTGCCTTCTTCGATTGTCCAGAGGTTTACGCCTCTGTTGATCCACTCAAGCGACATCAGGTCGAGGCTTCTACGGGCGGTTTTCAAGTCGTACCCACCGCGCATCTCCACGCCAGCCCTTTCATAGGCTTCTTCACAAATATCAATGATATCTAAAGTGAAGTTCTGAGTGCCGCTTGTAGCCATTTACTTCTTACCGCGCTTTGCCATAACTTTCTTACCGCGCTTTGCCATAACTTTTTTCTTGCCGTTAGCCATCTTTGAGCCACCGCGCATCATCACCTTTTTCTTCATCCCGCCTTTGCCCATTGCCATAACCCTAACTCCTTCTTGCTTCGATTAGAGATTGATACAAGTCATCACTAAAGTAGTTATAATAGCCCGAATTTTCTAAAGCTACACTAGCTTTGTTTAAAAACGATAATGATTGGATAAAAACCATCATGTAGTCCTCTTCTATATCAGACTCCCACTCATTATCAGTAAGAAACTCTTCTGATCCCTCACGCGGGGGGTAGTCAGGATGGAACAACATTAGGTGCGTATCAGATTCTCTGTTCCTTTCATTCCATAGACTAATCCAACGGTCCCATCTCTCATACTTGTTCAGGTTAAAATTAACCCAAATGACCATGTCCCTGTCCTTTGGATTAAAATGTCTGATGGCGTCTTTAAGGCCTAAGATATCGTTGCCCACGACGACATCTACTTTATCGTTTCTCCATGCTGCCTCTGCATACGGACACGCTTTCATTCCTCCCAAGTGAGGATTTGGCACCTCTAATACGTCACGGGACCAAGACCGAATATCTTGTCTCACAAAACTTTGCAGCAATGGCGGCATGTCAGCAGTCATTTACTTCTTCTTTTTTGTCCGTTTCTTTAACTTTTTAAAATCTGCACCAGTAACCTTGTCGCGAGGAGGAGCAACTCTAGCTAACTTTTTTTGCTTCGGGCTATACTTTTTAGCTGGCATTTTCCTGTTACCTTTTAACTGACTTTGCATTTGGCCTCTTGTATTTGGCATTTATCTATATCGCTTTGTCTTCTTAGCTATCTTTTTAGGCTGCTTGGCAAACTGTTTTCCTTTTTTTGTCGCTTTTCGTTTTGCCTTCGTTGTTGCCGCATACTCTTTAGAGCTTAACGATTTGATCGCAGCAGTTGGAAGATAGCGCTCTCCAGTTGCTTTTGGGCCTTGCGTCGATGGCTTTCCTGATTTAGTGCGCCACTTCTGCTTGCCCCAACTCTTTAATGACTTTTGTGACTTCTTGAGAGCCATTAGTTTTTATACCCACCACCCGCTTTTTTATAGCGCTGCGCTAACATCTGGGCCTTCCTAGCGCTCCATTGCCCCGGCTTCCCGCCCTTTCCTCCAGCTTTAATTGCGCTAAACATCCTTTTCCGCATAGCAGGCTTTGTATAGTTACCCGCCTCATTAACACGGCTTTTTGATTTTTTCTTAGCTGGCATCTAACACCTCCACCTTCTTCGCGCCTGCCGTAGCCTGCTGTTTGGGTTCTTTGCCGCTTTTGGGAATTTCTTCATTTGACCAGCGCTTCTGGCGCAGTAAGACTTACGTCTTGCCGCCCTAGACTTGCTAGGTTTTTTTTCTGTAACAGCCGTCTTTAGCTTGCTGCCGGGATTCTGACGGCGATACTTTGCAACGCCTTTCTTGGTAAGGCCTGCGCCAGACTTGGTCGGACGTTTATGACCACCCTTGATGGTCATACCCTTCATGCCCGTGCTTTTTTTTGTCTTTGCCATGAGAAAGCCTATAAAGCCTAATCACGCATAGTACTTAACGGCCCGAATCACAATCGTATATGAATCTCCAGACACCTCTGTACCCAACGTAGACAACAGTATGTCTCCCGTTGCGTTGGTGCCGTACATCTTCAGGCCACCTACACTTGAGAAGTCTTGATATGTCCAGTCTGGGCCAAGGCTAAAAGCAACGACATTCGTATCGGCGTCATATAGAAGCTGAACACCGTCGAACCCGTGGACTGAACCCCATATTTCCTGTATCCGAACTTCGTTACAAAGCTGACCTGTCGCTTTTGCATTTAATGCTGACACGTCAATCTTTGTAACATTCGTTTCTCCAGACGAGTCTGAAAGGTTTGTAAGCTGAACGACAAGTTGCCTCTCACCATCTTCGATGGTTGTGACATTTACAGCATCTGCCATATCTTACTCCTTAATCAAGCCCATCAAGACCAGACGCTTTCTATCCGCGCTGCCTTCTGGAGGAAGGTCTGAAGAAGCAGACTTTTTTGTAGTCTTCTTCTTTGGCTTCTCCTGCACATACGCTTCATTAACATCTGGCGTCGATGGATCGTCTGCAACGTAAGTTCCTGACTTTGTCCGCGCTCGTTTAGCCATAAGTTATCTCCTTAGTAGCTAACACCACGATCTTGAGCGACAAGGATGTAATCGATGGACATCGACTTGGTTCCTGTAGCATCACCAGAAATCTCCATAGCTGCTGCTGTCATATTAGCAGTGGGGATATTAGCGGTGTGTGTGCCAACTAGCTTACGGTTAATGTAATACTCAACCCGACTGGTTGTGCCATACGTTGCAACAAAGCTCACAGTGACATTGGTGTCATCAGCAAAATCATTAGTAGCGGCGAGGGTGGTATCAGTCTCTGTGCCGCCAGACTCTGAAATTAAATGCGGGGTTGCATCACCATCGTCGATCTGGAAGCCGATTCGATTATCAGCAGCCAAACAGTTCTCTGGGTTCGTTGCGAAGTTCTCACAAAGACCAATGAATAAATCCATTTGATCCGCGTCAGACATAGAGAAACGCGCTTCGAAATAAAGCTTCTCACCAGCCACACTGGGGAGAGCAAAAATCTCGTTGCCTTGAATAGATGCGCCGTCATTGTCTGTAGTTGCTTGAGACGAGAGCTTAACAAAGCCGCCGACAGTATCAGCCAGAATAGCGGCAGAAGCGCTGCTGTCCTTAACGACTGTCCAATCATTGGTATTGTCTAGAGTTACGCCTGTAAAGTCATCCATGTAGACAACTTGATCAGGCCATGCCGCAATATTGAGCCCCTCCAGTGTGGGACGAGCCGAAGAAAACAGGACTGGGCCTGAGAAATGAGTTTTTGCCATTTGGCATTCCTCCTTACGAAAGGTTTCGCCCTAGAGTCTTCGTAAGCGTCTGCTGGGCCAGTCGCTAGGGCTAATGCATCCCAGATAGTCAGAGTAACCATCATCTAATAAAGAAAGGGGGGCGAACCCCCCTCCCCTACATTAAGAAGCGCCCGGTGATCCGAAGACCCCCAGAGGATCAGACACACCAAACGAATAACGCTCACGGGCTTTATACCGCACGTTACCAGTCTGGAAGTCTCCGTCCATTGCCGTAGTCATAGGCGCACGTTCGAAGTGCTTCATGCCATTCGGCACATCAGTCCGAATGAAGAAAGCATTCGTGTCCGTCAAGTAATGATTGACCGAATAACCTTCAGGTATCGTGCCATTGCTGTTGATAGCGTTGATATCGTTATCAGCAGTGCCTACCCGTTGTTCTGTCTCCAGAATACGAGTTGCCACGAACATGAGGTCAGGTGGAACAATCAACTTGCGAGGACGTGCCGCAATGAGCAAGCCGCGCTGGTCGGTCCACTTCGAAATCTGAATGACCGCTGCCTCAAGAGAGGTTTCGTTCAAGTCAGATGCCGTAGCAGGCCTGTTTGAGTTGGTCCCTCCACTCACCAATGGGTGAGCGGTGCTAAACAGCGTCACGCCGTCTCCAGACTGGAAAGACGTAAAGCCATTGTTGAGCGGCGTTGCAGACTTCACTTGCTTCGTATACGCCATTGCACGGGCTAGGGCTTTAGTATAACGAGCGGATAAGCTGTCATAGAGGTTGTCCTCCATAGCTTCTTCCGTAATCGCAAAACCCATAGCGACCGTTTCATGGTTGTAACGAGCCGTGAAAGACTCTTGAGCAACGTCATACGAGATGGATGCACCTTCATTCTTAACAGGAGCCGCATCAAAACCCGAAAGCGCGACCTCTTCTTCAAAGCTACGCTCTGAAGCCTCAGTCTCATACACTTCCGTGTGTTCATCTTCGTACTTCTCATACTCCAGACCGAAGAGAGCATTAAGCCCCGGCAGGAGTTCTTTAAGCATTTGCGCTCTTGAAATAGCCATTGCTTAGATTCCCGTCGTGTCTTGGTACTGGTGAGAAGCGCAACTGTCGCCAGTCGCATCACCGCCCGAGTTGAACTTACAGATGACATCAGTGAATGAATCACCAGCCGCTGAGTTTGGCCCATCAACAAAATCGATGATACGAACTGGAAGCGTCTTGGTGGTAGCAATAGTGCTTCCATCAATGGCGTTCTTACTCGTGCCAATCGAAGTTGAGCCAGCCGTCTGCACAACTGCTACGTTGTTACCTAAACCCGTTTGAGCGATTGATTGATCACTTTGGGCTTGGAAAACAACATTCGGATCATCACAGACATAGGCCATGATGTCGTCAGCAGCCGTTGATGCGGGGTAAGTCTGACTGAAAGTCAGTTGGTTGGTGTTGGGATCAGTGTACTTAACACCAACAAAGATACCACAGGGGGTCATCGTCGTGGTCCCGGTGTCTTTTTCGATAGTTCCGGTGTTGACGATTTTTACGACATCCCCGTAGAAGATCGCGGTCCCGTAGTTGTTGGCAATCTTGATGTGACGTATGGCATCAGACCATGTGCCGCCACCAAGCAGGCCGACAGGACGGAAACCATAAGGCGCAGCAGTAGTAGCCATTTGCCTAATCTCCTTCCTAGAAGATCGAAGTTAAACCAAAAGAGTTTAACCCGGCTTAACGCCACTACCAAACTGCACTCTTGAAGAAGATTCATTTAGTTTTGGCATCCGGGGGTCACTCTCACGCATAAAGTTATTGTCAACAGACTCAACCTGCCGTAATGCCGCATTCTCATAGTACTCGTTACGAGCGTCTACGTTCTCCGCAGAAGTTTTGCAAAGGAGCAAACCACCAACTTCTATATTTCCAGCCCATTGACTATTGTGATCAGACTGGATCATAAGCTCTGGATGATCTTCTGCCTTTACTGGCTCCCACCCCTCTCTGAACCTCTTAGACGCATTCACGTTGTCAGCGGCCCCTAGAGTTGCTGTCCTAATCCACCTGAAGACATAGCCCTCTTGCGGAGTCGGATCAGGAAGAACCTGCGGCGGTTCCCACGATTTTTCACGCACTTCTGTTTCACGGGTTTGGGTCTGTCTTGGTTTGCGCTCTGATCCTGCAACGTCAGCCATTACTCATCTCCTTCATAAGTTGGGCAGCGTATCTCTCAGGTGTTACGCCGAGTTTCCTAGCGAGGGTTACTTGGCGGTCAGTTAACTCCACTTGGCGCGGTGCCTTCCCTGATCCCCTTTTCGAGGGAGAGACAACCGGAGTTTTTCGAGAAGTCGGAGCTTTACTGACATTGTTAGCCTTCTCAAAAAAATTCGGAAACTGCTCATGTAAAGCAGCATCAATTTGTTTATAGTAGTCTGAATTTCCTCTGGGGTCTACCCCTTGTTTTACAAGTTCTTCATGAAGGCCGACTGCAAAGCCAGTCATCCGCTCATTGCCCGGAGATTGAAACCACGCATTATTCTTTAACCAGTCAACTGCCATTGGGTCTGGTGGAACAACTTCTTGCTGTTGAACGGGCTCTTGTTGCTGTGCAGCGATTTGATTTTGCTGAGACTGGTTGATTGCATCACTCTCAACAGAAAAATGTATTTTCTCTGCATTAAGACGCGCCATATCAGACTGCGCCTGTACAATAGCATCTGCATCTCCGCTCTCATAAGCATCCTGAAAGCGCTGTTTGGCAACTTCTAGCTCAGTATTTGTTTTCTCAGATACTTGCTCATACAAAAGTTTCCTGAGATCAGCAGACTGATTCTTCAGGCTCTCATTTTCTTGTTGGACGTTTTTTGCGTACTTAATCGCTTCAGCATTCTCTTTTTGGAATGCATCACTTTTCCTACGCTCTTCATGGAACTCATATCGAAGCTTGGAAATTCTCTTTTGGATTCGATTGCTGAGTTGGGATTCATCGAGGTCTTCTTCTGATTCATCGCTATCTTCCTCGACCACGTCACCTTCAGAAACGCTGTCGTTATCTATGACCTTTACCTCAATCGCATCAGGATCAATCTCATCAGTTTCCTGATCAACATTTGACTGGTCTTCTAAAGCTTGCTCACTCATGCTTTGGATACCCCTCTTGGATCGTCAACAACAGCTTCGATAGAATCATCATTTATAAGCCGAAACTCTTGACCGTGAATAACCATTCGTGTGCCAGAGTACGATCTCATAACAATGAAATCACCCTCTTTACACCACGGGCCTGTCGGGAACCTATTCTCATCTCTATAGGCATCTGGCCCCACTTTCATGACCATGCCTATAAGACTAGCCGCCTCTTCTCGCCTTCTTGTGTCTTCAGGCAATAGGACGCCGCCTTCAGTCTTTGTTTCTTTTTCTGGGATAACGATTAGAAGCTTAAAGCCACACGGCTCTGGAATTTGTGATGCTTTTCTATCCTCAAGCTTCACAACTTTCTCTTTTGCCATTACTCTTCCCCCTTACGCAACGCTTCAAAAAGGTCAATTAGGTCGCGCTCTGCCAGAGCTAAACCTTCTATAACGCCAACAATCTTTGAATATTCTTCGAAGCTCTTCGCGCCACCTGTTGCTAAAAAATCAGCCTTCTCGTTCATAGTAACTCTAAGGTTCTTTTGAAAAACCTCAAATAACGAAACTTCTTTTGTTTCCACTTTGCACCTTCAGGTTAAAATTAACCTGAATCGTTTCTATTACCATTACCCGTTCCGATCAAGCTTTTTCCAACCTCTTGGACGATTTTTGCATTTTCAATTGCATCTTTACGATTGGCGGCTTTTTGTTCACGCCCGTCCTTCATAGACTCTTTAGCAATCTCAACGCCCAGTCTGGCCCCCTCCATGCGCTCCATCGACTTAATACGAAGCAACTCTGTCTCCTGACGCATTTGCGCTTCCTGCAAGTCTTTGATCATACGGGCTGTGTCGGTCTGAGCTTTACGCTCCAGATCAGCAGCCTCAAGCTGCAACTCTTGTTGCTGCATCTGGATGACAGGGTCTTGCGCTTTCTCTTGCGCCTCTTTGGCCTGCTGCTCCTGAACATCCTTGCGGAACAGACGATCCGAAGCTTCTGCAATAAGTTTGGAAAGCTTGACCTCCACATCGTTTGGCAAGGCCTCGCCCATTGGCGGCAACTCTATACCAAGTTCCTTCTCTATCTCGCGACGATACTTGAATGCCAAATGCTCTTGCACATGAGCCGCCAAAGCAGCGCCAATTGTACCAGCCATTGGGCTTTGACTGACCAACTGTTGTATCTTCGGGTCTTGGATCACATTCATGTGTATCTGGATGTGTGCATCGTGGTCTTGATGCGAGAACGCCTTGAGTGGCTTGCTGTTCAATACATCCATGTTCTCCGACACTGGATCGCGAGGCTCTGCTTCTTTCGAGAGAGGAATGATTGCATCAGCGTCCTGAATGCCCAAAACATCAAGCATCTGCCTATGCAGTTCAGGCAGATCATACATCTGCGGTGCCTGTTGCGATAATTGCAGTGCAGCTTGATACTGCATAATCCGCTGGCTCATCGTGGATGAGTTCGGATCGCTTACGGGGATAACATCAATGCGATTGTCGAAGTCTTCAGCCTTTACCGCATCATCCTCTGACTCATACTCGTAGTTTTCATCTGCCCCATAGTCATGAATAAGCTCTGCCAACAAGACGAACTCTCGCTTCATTGAAGCGTGAAGCCTTGCTTGAATGGCTGTCATCACTTTCATTGACCGCTCAATCAGAGCCAGCGTTGTGCCAACAGGAGCGTCCTGCTTCATGTCAGCAATCTTTAGGTCTGTCAGGGAAGCGAACCTGCGCCCCTCATCAACAAGCTCTTGGAGCATCTGATGCAAGACGTTGCTTGGCTCTTTATACGGTAGGAACGTGATGTTATCCCGGATTACGCCACCCGGCACGTCTACATCACGAAACTCTCCCGGCATGATGGGCGTATCATCACCCTTGATCCGCAAGCCACGAGATTTCAAGCCACCCGGAAGGTTTGCCAATGTTCCTGCATCAATCAACTGCCGAAGCAAAGATGTCGCGCTTTTCGCAATCCCGCCAATCAAATGGATCAGACCAAACCCGTAGAAACCCAGACCGGGCATATACTGATAATGCACAAAATGCATCCGCTTCATCTTTTGCGGATCATCCTCGTACCAGTTCCTGCGAATAGAAAGAATTTTATTGTTTGTTTTCAATATCGTAACGACATAAGGCAGAGCAATGCCCGTCTCTTCCCCACTATCGTCAGTATCCTCAAAGCCATCTAAGTCCAAATCAACGTGCATTTCGAGGACGATATGGCGCGTATCAGAATCACCTGAGTAACTTTCGCCCTCTAGCTCATCATACTTTTCTTGGATGTCTGTATCGAAAGAAGGTGCATTGCCAATCTTTACGTCACGATACAGCCCCGCAACTTGTAGCTTTCTAATTTCGTTGGCGGTCTTACGCATCATGTGCGTATAGCGCTCTGCTGATCTTAGGTCTGAAGCGCCATAACTAACGATAAAATCTTCTGCTGGCACGAATGACGTGCAAATCCTATTCATTGTCGCGTCAAAGTATACTTTCTTGAACGCTGATCCCGCCAAAGGCAGGCTGAACAAGAGTTGCTCCATCTCAGGACGATACTCTGTCATCCTTTCGGTCAGCATATAATTCATATAATCGCGGACACGGAGAGACTGCTTTTCTTTCTCATCCGTCATCTTGCCTAAGATTTTGGTCTTCACGGGGCCAGAAGACGGGAACACTTCCATGATTGCCTGCGATTGGAACCGTATAACAGCCTCTGTAAGTATCGGATGGAAGACCCCACAAGCACCCGGCCAAGGCGATGTTCGATCTTCTATTTTCAAGCCCAGTAAATCTAAACCTTTGACATAGGTTTCGGCCCACTCTGAACGAGAATCCCTGTCGCCCTCAAAATCTCCCATTAGATTTGAAGCTAGAGATTGCAGGTCTTGATCATCCATAAACTCTGCAAGGTTTGAATCATGCTCAGATGTCCCGACACCCTCCGTCTCAGGATCGAAATCGATAATCATCCCGCCATCATCGGTGGTGATTGCAACAGCCTCTGGATTTACAATCGCGACTTCGACTTTCTGCGCGTTTGTGTCCGGGTCCATCAACTCGATTTCGGATTCTTCAAGTCTCTTTTCTACAGCCATAACGCTTCCTCGCTTCCGCGATTATCATAAAGATTAAATATAAAAAGTTCTACACCCATTACACAGAGCTATTTTCATAGTCATCTACGATAACCCTAGCTCTATTGGCAATATGCTCCATTTCGATATCATCTTTTGACTGGCCCTGATATTTGACCGCTAAATGATTGTCTATGAGCATTTGATTGATGGTCGTATCGTTAATTAAAAACTCTCCAAGTATGCGCCCAAACTTACCGCGCTGCTTGTCTATCTGTGTTTTAAGGACTTGCAACGAGCCAAGCGGAAGATAATCAGTAACGTATTGTTTCGCTATATTACCGTACTTCTTCTCAACATCATCACGGGTTCTGCTTTCGGGTGTATCTACCCCATAGAGCCGTACCCGTTGTTTATGAAGCCAAACGCCAAAGCCCAAATCGATATCTACGTCAACGGTGTCGCCGTCAATGACCTTCACCACCCTGCACTGATACTCAAACATCAGTAGTACTCCGCTCTCTGCAATGGCACAAATTCATCATCTTCATCTGATTCGATGCGGATGAAACCGCCCTGCCTGAACCTCAACAAAGCCTGTGTACTGCTATCGACCAAGTCATCATGTTCACCCACGGGAAATGCAGCAAACTCCTCAATGACCTCTTCTGCCCAATGCTTCTGAGGAGCCCATACCACACCTGACGCAAATAGGTCACTCACCGCGTTTACCCGCGCAATCTTATCATTTCCGCGAGACGGTGTGAACTCTCCTATCGCCAGACCCATTTGACGCAATTCAAATATCAAAGGCGTACCAGCGGCCTTTGCCTCAACGATACACGCATCAGGCTCCCACTGATTGTACATTTTCATTGCGACCATCTTGAGTTCTGGAAACTCCATCCGGTCCTTGAATGCATCCAACAGTATAATATTCGCACCTGACGTGCCGTCATCGTTTTCTGTGTAAAACACACCCCATGTCGTACAAGCAGAATAGTCTGATCTCTCTGTTTTGAGGAAAGCTGTATCCCACGACTGAATAATAAACTCGCATTCTGGAGGGTTCTTTTTCTCCCAAGGACGCCACCACTCACGTTTGATGATCGCTGTTTCTTCAGATGTTGGGTCTTGCTGATACTGGGCGCTCCACTTTGATGCTGGCAGTTCTGCCTTGAGCTTTTCTAGTTCGTCCAGCTTCCAAAACTCAGGCCAAAGAGAATTGCCCGAAGGTAGTATTGCGGGAAGCTGTATAATCTCCCATGCGTCTGAACCGTCACGGTTCTGGGATGCTTTTAATATTTGACCTGTCAAATCCCGTTGGTGCCATCTCGTCATCACGATGACAATGGCTCCTCCCGGTTGTAAACGCTGACGTGGGCCTGACGTGTACCACTCATACACGGGATCAAATACGGAGCCGTCTGGGGATCGTGCTTCCTGTTCACTGTGCGGATCATCGATGATTAACAGGTCCGCGCCTTTACCCGTCACCGCACCGCCTACACCAATAGCAAAATATTCCCCACCTTTGTTGGTGTTCCAACGTCCTGCTGCTTTCGAATCTGCTTGGAGGGATACGCCTTTAAATACCTTTTTAAAGTCATCATCACCGACAAGGTTCCTGACCTTACGTCCAAAACCTACAGCCAACTCCGCTGTATGGGCGGTCTGAATGACCTTCTTCTCTGGGTATCTGCCCAAAAACCAAGCTGGCAAAAGGTAGCTGGCAAACTCACTCTTCGTATGCCTTGGCGGCATATTGATGATTAGTCTTTTAAGCTCCCCGTTACACACGCGCTGGAATGCGTCAGCCATAATTTTATGATGGCTCCCATTGATAAACGCAGGCCACATTTCTTTGACAAATGGCAGAAAAGCTTTTTGGGAGTTTTCGCGCTTTGTGGATATCTCAAGGTCTTGAAGAAGCTTGAGTATCTCTTCTTGCTCTTCGAAGGGAAGGGAGCCGACTTGATCTAGGTAGCTCTGAAGTTCAGCATCCATGCCTTAATCTCTTTAAGGAAAGGGCGCTCTCGCGCCCTTTCCGAAGTGCGTATGGAAAATGCACGAGTAACGGTGTTCTCGGAACCGCGCCTGCAACATTTGCTAAGGGGGGACAAAACAAATGCATTAAGCAGTTAAATAATACATAAAATCCCTGAAATATCAAATGTCTGTAATTTTTAGTTTTCTGCCTTCTCCACTTCAGGCCCCACAATCTCTAGATTGCCATGACCAATTAGAAAGAAACACTCCCTTTTGTTCACAGCCCGTGTCATCGTCCACGTCCCATTCCCCACATATATAAC